AGAAACAAAAGACGAGTGCATTACGATGTTCAACGATGTTGTCGAACAGGAAAAGGCTTGGGCGAAGTATCTATTCAAGGACGGGTCAATGATTGGCTTAAACGAACAGTTACTCTGTGATTATGTCGACCATATCGCCGCAAAACGTATGGTTGCAATCGGTCTGAACGGCAAGCCTGGTGCGAATCCTTTGCCATGGACACAGAAGTGGATATCGGGTTCTGATGTACAAGTTGCCCCACAAGAAACAGAAATTACTAGTTATGTGATTGGTGGAGTGAAAAAAGATGTTGATGAAAATACATTCAAAGGATTTACGCTATAATGGATTGGATTACTTGCTCTTCGTGCGATCAGGAATTTAAAATAATTACAGAAAGCTCCGCTCTTCCACAATATTGTCCATATTGTTCTGCTGAGCTCGAGCTTGAAGATCCATTTGATGAAGAATATGAAGAATAAATAGATCTTTCTGCTAATGGAATGTGATCTATGTGGTTATATGAAGACAAAGAATTTACTGAAGTCGAAGATTATTATGGCTTCATATATCTCATCGAAAACTTAGTCAACGGTAAGAAATATATCGGTCGTAAGTATCTGACCAAAGCCGGATACAAAACTGTGAAAGGCAAACGAAAGAAGCTTCGTGTAGAGTCCGATTGGCGAGACTACTACGGATCTTCGACTTCTCTCAAAGAAGACATCGATCACTATGGAAAAGATAACTTTCGCAGAACAATATTGAGGCTTTGTAAAAGTCGCGGTGAATGTAATTACTTTGAAACGAAATATATATTTGATAACGACGCTATTTTAGATCCTAAATATTATAATAGTTGGGTATCGTGTAAAATTCAAACAAGCCACGTCAAGGCTTTACTTTTCAACCCCGAACAGGAGAATTTATGAGGTGGGTAAGGTACTCGAACACAAGCATTTAATCGTAAGAGCAGAGCTCAACAATCCTCCACAGTGCACCACAGCAATTAATGCGTGGATGCATCGACTAGTAGAAGCAATCAATATGAAGGTCCTGATGGGTCCTTATTCTGTTTACTCAAATATGGTCGACAACCGCGGTTTGACTGCAGTCACTATTATCGAAACGAGTCATATTGCTCTACACGTATGGGATGAATGCGAACCCGCGGTGGCTCAATTAGACGTCTATACCTGCAGCACATTAAATATTGATGATGTGTTTAAAGCTATTGAAGTTTGGAGTCCTACAAAAATTGAGTATAAGTATATAGACCGAGAAAACAAATTGACATTAATTGAGAAAAATGAGGTATTATAATGGGTAAAAAGAAAATACGTAAGACGGTCGTATCGAAAGGCGATCGGCGTTCGATCGTGGCCGGCGTGAAAGAAGTTCGTCAAGGTCGCAGCGAAGGCGAAAAAGCCTATAACAAACTGAAAGCTTGGAAAAAAGGTCAGAATCCTTGGATTACTGTCGCTGGTCCATCTTCAGATAAGCGCTTTATTAAAGTACGCGCGAATACGGTGTACGGAGATCCGAAGCGAGTATCGTATGGTGTTTCTATGAAAGCAGGCACAAATGACTAATGTGCTGATCTATACAAAAGACAATTGCCCTTATTGTGTACAAGCGAAAAACTTGTTTACAAATAAAGGACAACAGTATATAGAGAAGAAGATAGGAAAAGATCTTACACGCGAAGAATTTCTTGAAAGTTTTCCAGATGTAAGAACGGTTCCTTTCATTATAATTGACACAGAAAAGGTAGGTGGTTATGACAAACTCATTGAATGGTACGACAGACCAGAACGAAGCTTCTTGGCGGAACGCTGACTGGCGGAATGAATATCTGAAAGGTATTCTTCAAACTGGAATTGCAAATGTCACCTTCGTAAAGAAGGATGGTACAGAACGAGTTCTTCGTTGTACTCTGTCGCCAACAGAACTTCCAGCACAAACTGATCTCGAAGAAGTTGTACAAAAGAAAACTTTAAATCCAAATGTACTCGCCGTATGGGATCTCGAAAATAAGGGATGGCGTTCATTTCGTTATGACTCGATTATTGGATTTAGTGTAGTGCATCTTGAGCCAACCGAATGATTTACATGGTAGATATTGATCAGACCATTTGTAAAACACCATATACAAATGGTCAACATCACTATGGATTGGCATCGCCATTGAAGCATCGTATCGAGGCGATAAATACATTATATGACCAAGGCCATACTATTAAGTATTGGACCGCTCGTGGTTCAGGATCGGGAATCGATTGGACCGAACTTACCAACAAACAACTAAATGATTGGGGCTGCAAGTTCCATGAAGTCCGTTTAGGAAAGCCATCATACGATATATGGATCGATGATAAAGCTTATAGCGATCGGGACTTCTTTTTTCTTATAGATCGTAATGCCGGAGATATTGATGAATAACCAAGATAGAATTGAATTAAATGAATTGAATAAGGAATCGAATGGTGGAACGGAACTTACCACTCGAAATCTCTTCCATCGACTTTCAAGTGATGAACTCGATGGTGTCCAAATTATTACTGCTCGCGTTCGCGACCTCGATCCTAACAGAATTAAGATCTATCATTTACATGATCTCGCCGGTGATACGGAAGCTTCACATCTTCAAGATCCGACTTCTCGAGCTCGCTTTCAGAAGTTGGTCTTTAGCTCTAACTGGCAGTATCAGCAGTATCGTGATTATCTTGGAGTTCCATATAGCAATCATTCAACAGTTATCGAAACAGGTGTCGAGCCTATTCCACTCGTTGACAAACCAAAAGATAAGATACGTCTCATCTATACGTCCACACCTCATCGTGGATTGGAGATTTTGGTTCCCGTCTTTTGCGCTCTTGCCGAAAAATACCCCAACATTGAGCTAGACGTGTTTTCTTCGTTCGGTATCTATGGCCCTAAATGGCAGGGACGCGACGAAGCGTACAAGCCTATCTTTGATCGGATGAAGGAGCACCCACAGATCAACTACCATGGATGGACAGATCAAGAGACAGTTCGCGCTGCATATCAGCGGGCACATATCTTTGCATATCCTTGTATTTGGCCTGAAACATCGTGTCGTTCTTTGATCGAAGCGATGTCAGCTGGTTGTCTGGCTGTACATCCTAATTTCTCTGCTTTGGCTGACACTTCTGGTGGTCTGACTGTTCAATATGACGGAGATCATGAAGATCAAAATCTGCATGCTAATATTTTTGCACACACTTTGATGTATGCTATTGAAAATATACAGAATAACGATATTACTAATATGATGTCGTTCGTCAAAGCCTATGCAGATACTCGTTTCGGTTGGGATTCTGTGATTCCCAAGTGGAAAGGGCTGATTGCATCATTGAAGGAACAACATCGTGATCTTATCCAAGGCACCACTCAGAGTTAGTTTTTTTGGCGGGGGTAGTGATATTCCCGCCCACTTTGCAAAATGGGGTGGAGCTACCATCTCAACTGCTATCGACAAGTATGTCTACGTATCAGTCATGCATACTCCGCACGATCACATCAAAGTTTCTTATTCGAAACAAGAGCTCGTTACTCACGTAAACGATATTCAAAATGAAATCGTTCGTAACGCGTTGAAATTCTTTGGTATTAAATCCAACATCGAGATCACATCATTCGCAGACATCCCCACAATCGGCAATGGTCTTGGTGGATCGTCTGCTTTTACTTGTGCTCTGATTAAAGCTTTGTCTGCATATCTTGGTTACGAATACGTAAACCCTTATCTTATTGCGAAGACTGCTTGCCATATCGAGATTGATTTATGCGGTTGGAAGATCGGTATGCAAGATCAGTTTGCGTCTGCGTTTGGTGGTATGAACTATATCGAATATGCAAATGAACTTAATAATGATCGCGTAGACGTAAAGCGCCTTGATTCGAATACTATCGAGAACTATATGATTTTGATTCCAACTAATATTGAACATCATGCAGCAAAGATTCTCGATAAGATTAACTTTGAAGCCAAAACATTTGTTATTCGGC